GTGGATTGGATTCCTGTTCTATGCATGAGTCTCAGGACAGGGTCGATATTTGATTCATAGACATGATATTGTTTGAACTCATTGTTATACATGAAAATCGAGTTAACTTTTCGTCTATGTTCAAGTGATTTGAAATTGAGATGCATAAAATGAAATTCCTCGTTATTTTGAAATCCCCAGACGTCCTTCTGTTTCGTCAAACTATAACTAGTTACATGGTCTCGTTTTAATCTGCATATGTCATTGTAAAGACGACTGACATCCTGGTCTGTTGTACCCCTTGGGAGCTTCACAAAAAAGTATGGATCGAATGTTGTTGTTACACAGACTGATTTACCATTTTCCGTCTTACCAAAAATACTGATTTGATGTTCACCTTCAACATCCCGTGCCTCCCATGTCAACGCTTGGAATACTACCATATGTATACTATGAGCCAAAATTTTAATATCATTTATTAATAAATGTCTGCTGCTTTGATCGAACTCGTTTCGGTGGGTGCCCAGGATGTTTTCATCACTGGTGATCCTCAGGTCAGCTTTTTCCGTCAAAATTACAAGCGTCATGCCAACTTCGCTATGAAGCCAGAGCGCATGGATTACATTGGTACATTTGGTGCGAACAATGAAATTACTATTCCCATCCGCTCTAAGGGTGACCTCATGAGCTACATCTGGATTGAAGATACACTTGTTTCTAACGTACAAGACAACCCAGACGGCCTTTTCTCTTCTACTGCGTCTAACCCTACGGAATTCCAGCTCTGGATAGGTGGTCAGAAGGTTTGCCAGATTGATTCACTCTTTATCCAAGGTGTACACAATCCCCTCATGCGTGACAGTCAAGCCAAGTCTTCAATGTGCGCTTCGACTGCCACCCTGAAGTCTAACCATGGTGGTGATCACTTCATTATTCCTTTCTTCTTTGGTGAAGATTACACTAAGTGCCTTCCACTCGTTGCTTTACAATATCACGATGTAGAGATACGCATTAAGTGCAGGGACGGTTACACACCCGTCGGTAGTCCCAAGATTTGGGGTAACTATGTGTATTTAGACACAGATGAGCGTAAGTATTTCACTGATACTCAGCATGAGATTCTGATCACCCAAACCCAGCACCAACTCGCTGCCAAGGAGGATACTGATATTGATATCAGTTATTTCAACCACCCCGTCAAGTCTCTCCACCTTGTATCTGGTAACACCACCGCGGGTGCCGATTGGGACACAGCCTTCACTTTCGACAAGGCTACCCTTTACATCAACGGTACAGCTCTATTCGAAGAAACTTCGGCTATGTACCACCACACAGTCGTACCAGAAATGCACAGCACAGATCTTCCCGATGATGTTCTCGAGGATTTACCCACTTACACATGGCCATTCTGCATCAACCTCAGTAAGATGCAGCCCACAGGAACACTAAATTTCAGTCGCATTGACAACGCCAAACTCAGCCTGACCAGCCCATCGGGTGGTAACGCTCTTCATCGGGTGTACGCGGTCAACTATAACATCCTTCGTATCAAGGATGGTATGGCTGGTGTCGCGTTCGGTAACTAAACCAAACCTAAGTGAGCCACCCACAATGTAAAAAGTATCTCCAAAACATCCAACATGGTAAAGACGAAAACTCGTAAAACTCCAACTCTTGATTCTGTTCGCAAGGTGAAATCTGGTGTCACCGAACTTGTATTGCAGAATCAAAAGTTGAAAAAGAAGTGTAGAAAACTGAAAAAAAAAGTTGCTAAACTTGAAACGACTTCAAAAACATATGCGAGGTCGCCACCTAAAACTTTTGTCCCGGTGACGGGCCGACGTCTTTTGCGCCATATTGGCCTTCTCCATGACCTTGGTGCACACGACCATGGTGCTCGTCACAATGTTTCAAAACTGACACCTTATCAACAAAATATTTGGAAACACACCATATCGATGTTTGAAACTCTTGATATTCTTGATAAAGATTTTGGGGGTCGTTTTTGGAAATTTATCCGCAATATCCCCCCCGAGCTCATGTCCAGGCACGCAAAAACTATCGCAGCAGGATTAATACATTCAAGTGTTAAACCTGAACTGAACAAGAGAGTCATGCAAGAGAAGATTGGTGTTTCTGTACCCACAATTAGTCAAGTGTCTAGAATTATTAACCTTATTTAATAGTAATATGATACCTCTCGTCGTTATCGGTGGTCTCGCCGCTCTCACCGCCTATACCTACTATGGTCAAAATCTCATTTCCGCAGAAGAAGCCAAGCGACTCATTAAGGATGGCAAGATAAAGAAGGTTATCGATGTCCGTACGATCACAGAATGGAGAGCTGGTCATTACCCTAGAGCGATTCACATTCCTGTCGATAAAATAAATGAAAAGACCACCACAGAACTCCCTAAGAGGGGGTTACTCGTCTATTGCAACACTGGGCAGAGGGCCAGATTTGCAGCAGAGAAATTAGAGAGTCTAGGGTTCAGGGATGTGTACTACATCGCTGGACTTTACACAAGTTTACTTTAATCTATCAAGTCTCAGTTTTTCCTTATTCATGAAAACTGTGAGTTGCATAACTTCACCCTCTAAAGTCACGAGTCCATGATTTGACTTTTGGTACTTTGATATTTGGTCAACCCTAGCAAGGTCCACCTGTGTTATCTTAGTTTTCGGTGCTTTACTGTGGTGGACAGCAAGGACCGCAGCATCCCTCTTCGTCTCTTTTGGTAGCTGGTCTCCTTCGTAGCAAACTACAACATGTGCACCTGGATACCCAGCTACATGCATCCACCAGTGTTTAGGGTCACTCGTCATTGTCAGTTCATCATTCTCTTTAGCAGATTCACCAACTCGGATAGTAATAGAGTCAATGGATTCATATATCTTCATATGAGTTAATAATACTAAAACTTTATCTTGAATAAATTTAATGCACGTCGTATTACAACCAAGTCCTTCTATTACACATAAATATAGGGTCACCTTACCAAATAAACGAAGTATTGATTTTGGTGAGAAGGGTTTTCAGCACTACCCAGACCATGGTAATCCAAGACTTATGCGCGCACAACTTCTTAGGAAAGGTGCTATCATTCCTAAGGAGCTGCGAATAGAGACAAACCCGTATGAGATACAGAAAGAAATGTTGAAAATCAGAGAAAGTTATAAAGAAGATTGGGAAGATTTCTTCCGGGCTGAATATTGGGAGAGGTGGATATTATGGTCTTACCCGAATGTAAACAAAGCAAAGTTATCTATGGTCATGAGTCATGGTATTCTTTTTATGCCTAGACCAGAGGATTTATGGTTCTGTAAAGACGAACTTATTGACCGGTAGATCCAAAGCCTCCGTCACCCCGAAGTGTCTCATCAAGTAGACCAATTTCCTTAATCATAGGTGTATCACACCTTTCCAAAATAAGTTGAGCGATACGATCACCCTTCTTGATTTCAAAGTCTTCTGTGCCATGATTGAATAGGACGACCTTGACTTCACCGGTATAATCGGGATCAATAACACCCGCACCAACATTGATGCAGTGCTTTACAGCTAGACCAGAACGAGGGGCTACCCGACCATATAAACCATCAGGTATGGAGAGAGCAATACCAGTCCCGACTAAAGCTCGCCCCGCTTGACACGGTACAGTCGCATCTTCGGAGCTATATAAATCATATCCCACAGCACCATCAGAACCACGAGTAGGCAAACGAGCATCGAATGAGAGCTTTTTGACTCCGAGAGGCATCTATCTGTTATAGAATCGTAACCCTTAAGTGATTTTGTGATTTAAAGTATATAACAGTTAAATTATAAAATATGGAGAATGTTAAAATTAAACAAATCCATTTAAGTGCATCAACTGTAGCAAATATGGTCAAATTACCAAAAGATATGATTGACTATCTATGGGGATGTATTGATGTAGCAAAAAAAAAGAATATATGTTATAAAAAAAATCTAGCCGGTTATATATCTCATTCGTACAATCTTGAGGATCCACAAAATTTAATTATTAAATACTTAATGGATATATTATTTAATGAGAAGGATAATTCGAATATGTTTAATTTTATTAATGAAGAAATTAAATCCATACATAAAAAAACATGTCCCGACCAAAATAATCAAGTACTAATGAAACCATATTTACATGATATATGGGTAAACTTTCAAAAGAAATATGAGTTTCAACCTATACATACCCATTCCGGTCTATTATCTTTTGTAATATGGATGGATATTCCTTATGATTGGAAAGACGAGGCTAAATTACCTTTTGTGAGACCGAATGATAAGAAGCCATCGGGAGGTAACTTTAGCTTTGTGTATTCTAAGGATAATTGTAGATCTGTATCAGAATATACTATACTAATGTCACCTGAAATAAATGGATATTGTTGTTTTTTTCCTAGTAATTTAAGTCATATGGTTTATCCATTTTTTACAAGTGATAAAGAAAGAATTAGTATTAGTGGTAATATCGTTTGGGATGAAGTTCATAAGGAAGTAAAACAACTTCCTTTTATTGTATCCAATACATAATCATTTACTTTACATATTTCTTTTTCTCTTCGTCTGTGAGAGCTCTCCACATCTCACCCAATCTCTTACCAATGTCGGTAAAACTGAGATCTGGGTTCTCTTTCACAACCTCGGGTCGCATCTTCTTGACAAAGTTCATGTATGCATTAGGTTTACGCTTGGGCTTTTCCTTCTCTTTTTCCTTTGCCCCTCCACGAAGTCGCAGAACTAGGTGTAGAGTAGACTCCTTTTGGATATTGTAATCAGCTAGGGTGCGTCCATCCTCAAGCTGCTTTCCAGCGAAGATGAGTCGCTGCTGGTCGGGAGGGATACCTTCCTTATCTTGAATCTTAGCCTTGATGTTATCGATAGTGTCAGAGGATTCAACCTCAAGAGTGATAGTTTTTCCAGTAAGTGTTTTCACGAA